ACAGGCACTGGGACAGATCAGAGATGCATCAACCAAGAGCATAGACAGGTTTGGCAAAGCGACTGTCACAGGACAGGTAGAATTTTTAAGATTACAAGGCGACGTGATCAACCTGGGTAGAAGGATCGTGGACGTTGACGGCGTGTTTCAAGAGCAGGAACAGTCAGTTAGCAGTTTAGTTTCAAACCTGACATCATTTGAACAGGCGACTAAAGTGTTATCCAGCCAATTCCAAGGCATCGAGACAGGACTGCTGAAAGCATTTGGTCCCGCATTTGGATCGTTGATCGGAGGCATACAAGGAATAATGGGAGGATCAGGAACGATAGCCACTGCACTGGCCAAGGCACCGGCATTGACCGCAGGATTGTTCGCGGCAGGATTGGCGGGAAAATTCCTGTTCAATAAGGCCGGACAGATAGGCATAGTTGCCGCTGGTGTTAGGATCGGACAGAGAGGTCTAGGATCAATTTTAAAAGGTAGAGCTGGAGGACTTGTCAAGGGTGCACCAGGCAAAGGTGGAGGATTTGGAAGTTTTGCGAGAAGTGGTGTGGGTAGAGCCTCAGGCGCACTTGGTGTGGGACTGACAGGTATGTCTGCATACTCAAACTTGACAGATGGTGACGACACTAACAACGCATCTGCGTATGGTGGTATAGCCGGCACGGCGATAGGCGGATTACTGGGACTACTCGGAGGACCGGCCGGAGCATTATTAGGAGCATCATTAGGCGGAATGGCAGGAGAAGCCATAGGTGGAATGTTTGGAGGCAAGAGAGCATTTGGTGGTGGCATGGATGCTGGCAAGACTTACCTGACAGGTGAGCGTGGACCAGAGATGATCACAGCAGGGACATCTAGCACAGTTACGGCAAACAACGATCTTAAGAACACATTCAACACAGAAGCACTGGAAAGCAAATTGAACTCCACAGTATCCGAACTAAACGCCGCCAACAAGACGTTAACGAATATGGTTAATAGCGTAAATACGCTTGTAGCAGTCGAAAGCAGGGCTTTGAAGGCAGTTGAAACAACAGCCAGGAAAGATCGTAATCAAGTTGGACTGGTTTAGGTTGCTAAAATGAATAAAAAAGTGTAATATAAAGCATGGCTTGGAAAAAATATTTTAAAGACGCAAACATGTCTCCAATCAGTGGAGAAAAAGTACCCAACTTTGCCAAGAGGAACTACAGTTCTTACTTGCCGGATGTTTACACGGGACACCCCAACAGGATACAGAGATACTTCCAGTATGACCAAATGGATTCAGACTCGGAGATCAACGCGGCACTGGACATACTTGCAGAATTCTCAACACAGAAGAACACCGAGAACGAGACTCCGTTTGATCTTGTGTTCAAAGACGAGACCACAGAACACGAAGTAAAATTATTGAAGAAGGCCTTACAACAATGGACAAAGTCCAATCAGTTCAACAAAAGAATTTTTAGGATTTTCAGAAACGCATTGAAGTACGGAGACTGTTTCTTCGTCAGAGATCCAGAAACGAACAAATGGTTGTACATCGACAACGCCAAAGTTGACAGGATCGTTGTTAATGAATCAGAAGGCAAGAAGCCCGAGCAGTATGTGATCAGAGACATCAACCCAAACCTACAGAGATTATCAGCAACACAGATCACACCTAACCAAACGTACGGTGGCGGTGGAACAACTGGCGGTGGTACAGCGGCATACGGTTCAAGTTATGCCAACGCAGGTGCCACAAACAACATGACGGGTTTCGCAGGCGGAAACGCAGGCGGAAGATTCTACAAGACGATGAATGCGTACAACATTAATGCAGAACACGTTGTTCATATGTCAATGTCAGATGGTTTAGACAACCTATTCCCATTTGGACAGTCAGTGTTAGAACAAGTATTCAAAGTTTACAAACAAAAAGAACTATTAGAAGACGCAATCATCATCTACAGGGTGCAGAGGGCACCTGAGAGAAGAGTTTTCTACATTGACGTGGGTAACATGCCAACACACTTGGCCATGCAGTTCGTTGAGAGAGTCAAAAACGAGATCAACCAAAGAAGGATTCCTAGTGCATCGGGTGGAGCGAACTTCATTGATGCAACATACAACCCAATGAGTATAAACGAAGATTACTTCTTCCCACAGACAGCAGAGGGTAGAGGATCTAAAGTGGACACACTACCGGGTGGTACAAACCTGGGCGAGATAGATGACTTGAGATTCTTCACTAACAAACTGTTCAGAGGACTGAGAATTCCAAGTTCTTACCTACCAACAGGTGCAGAAGATGGTGGACAACAGTACAATGACGGCAGGGTTGGAACAGCATACATCCAGGAACTGAGATTCAACAAGTATTGTGCGAGATTACAGTCAATGTTGGCAGAAACATTTGACAGTGAGTTCAAATTATGGGTGAAAAACAAAGGTTACAACATAGACAACGGAATGTTTGAGATAAAACTCAATCCACCACAGAACTTTGCACAGTACAGACAGACAGAGATGGACCAAAGTAGAGTGAACACATTCACAGCAGTTGCAGATCTACCTTACATGAGTAAGAGATTTGCACTGAAAAGATATCTCGGTCTTTCTGAGGAAGAAATGGCGAGAAATGCAGAACTATGGGCAGAGGAAAACAACGTGCCACAGAAGAAACAGAGCAAATCAAATGAATTGAGAGGTGGCGGCGTCACACAATCAGGAATTACAAGTGACCTAGACCAATTCGAGGAACCTACCGCAGACCCAGACGCACCAGAACCAGGATCACCACAACCAGGACAGCCAGGACAGACACCAGGGGGACAGACTCCAGGTGGCACAGGTGGCGGTGGACAGGCATAAGGATTAAATACGATTATGAAACTGAATGAATTCTTCACATACGGCGCAGATGGCTTTGAACAGGACAAGACATACGAGCCTGAAAACGATATTTCAATTTTAGATTCAGAAGATACAAGGAAAACGAGATTAACACTGAAACAGATCAACTCTATGAGGTTGGCATCAGAGGCACACGATGCTCAACAGAAGGAAGAAGCAGTTTTCGTCCAAAAGATGTACGGACAACCTGCCCAAGACGATAACTTAGAGTTATAATGTCATCAACAGCATTCGTACTGGGTAACGGTGAGTCCCGAAGGGGCATCGATATCAATGATCTTAAGGAAAAAGGCACGGTGTATGCCTGCAACGCGGTGTTCAGGACACACGAACCACATTGGTTGGTGGCGGTTGACCCTAAGATGATGCTGGAGATAGCGGAGACAGATTATGTTGTACATAATAAAGTGTACTCAAACTACAACAACCAATACGAGAAACATAAGAAACTATTAGACCATGTGACATGGAGTAAACCCAGCCTAGGGTGGAGCAGTGGGCCAACGGCACTGAAACTGGCATGCGTTCATGGATTCAAGGAGATCTACATACTAGGTTTTGACTATCAAGGGCACAAGGAAGACAGCAAGAACAACAGATACAAATTGAACAATGTTTTTGGTGACACACGCAACTACAAGAAGCGTAGTGACGAGGCCACTTTCTACGGCAACTGGATGAACCAGACCAAACGTTGTCTCGAGGACTACAAAGATGTCAAATTTCATCGTGTCATACCCAAAGGTTGGTTCACACCCAAAGATCTTGAATGGAAGGGCAACATAGATCATCCAACTTCAGAACAATTCCTATCAGAATTTGACTTGCAGATCAAAATCTAGCCAAAATACACCTTTTCGTACCAATTACACCACCGTTTTTGCACCTTTACAGTAAATACAAACACTTATAAGTACAAATCGACCTATACAAAGGAGCACGTGTAAAAATGTCAAACAATAAATTTGAGAGTTTATTAGAATTACTAATAAATGAAGAAAACGATAAAGCAGAGGCTTTATTCCATGAAATCGTTGTAGAAAAGTCAAGAGACATCTACGAAAACCTAGCAGACGAAGAAGTAACTGCTGAAGCGATGCATGATAAAAAAATGAAAAAAGAAGACGAAGTTACAGAAACTGAAGCATCTGAAGAAGACAAAGTAGAAGAAACTACTGAAGAATCTAAAGACGAAGCAGTTAAAGAGACTTCAGATGAGTCTAAAGACGAACAAGTAGACGAAGTTGTTGAAATTGAAGACGAAGCAACTGAATCAGAAACTACTGAAGAAGAATCAATTGAAGAAGTAGGCGGCGACGCAACTGACGAATTGGTTAAAGACATCTCAAGCGAAGAAGAAGGCGAAATGGATGGCATGGACAAACCAGAGATGGACATGGACATGGATGCAGAAAAAGACGCTGAAGGCGATGTTGAAGACAGAGTAGTTGACTTAGAAGACGCTTTAGATGAATTAAAAGCAGAATTCGAAGCAATGATGGGCGACAAAAAAGACGGTGAAGAAGAAAAAGAAGACGAGTCTTTAGAAGTTGCACCAGAATTAACTCCAGAAGTTGAAATGGAAGGCAAAATGAAGCATGACAAGGAAAAAATGAAAGAATACAAAATCCAAAAGTCAGCAGACAACGCCGACCATTCAGAGAAGTCAGCAAAATCACCAATTGAAACATCTAACAAGCCGATGAACACAGCAAGTGCTAAAGGTATAGCACAAGGCGGTGCAGACAGCGGTAGTGCAGGTGCATCGACTTCCATTAATGGATCGTCAACACCTCAGAAGATGGGTGAGTTTGAGAATTCTCCAGGTAAAGACAAGTCTACTTCATACAAGAAGATGGGCAAGGCCAATACCGCGGACGGTTCTGACAAATCTGCAAAATCACCTATTACTGACCACAAGTCATAATTTTTGATTTAAGGAGATCGACGGATGACATCACTATACCTAAGAGAGAATCTAACATTTGATCAGGCCAGAGTGCAGGTCTTACACGAGGGAAAAGACGGTAAGGATTTGTACATGAAGGGCATCTGCATTCAAGGTGGGATCAAGAACGCTAATCAGAGGGTTTACCCAGTGCAAGAGATCGCGAAAGCGACTAAAACACTGAACGATCAGATTAGTTCAGGATACTCTGTGTTAGGTGAAGTGGATCACCCCGATGATTTAAAGATTAATTTGGACCGTGTGTCTCACATGATCACAGAAATGTGGATGGACGGACCAAATGGATATGGTAAGATGAAAATCCTACCAACCCCAATGGGCCAACTTGTCAAAACTATGTTGGAATCAGGTGTGAAATTAGGCGTTTCAAGTAGAGGTTCTGGAAACATGAACGAATACGGAAGCGGCGAAGTTTCAGACTTTGAGATCATCACAGTTGATGTTGTAGCCCAACCTTCGGCACCGGGTGCTTATCCTACGCCAATTTACGAACACCTAATGAATACAAAGGGTGGTAATATGGCAAAGGGTTTGGCGGCTGAAGTTAGAAATGACCCTAAAGCACAAAAGTTCCTGAAAGAGGCACTAACAAACATAATAAAGGACCTGAAATAACATGATAGAC